ATAGAAGTAGTTAGAAGTATTTAAGTGTAGATTATTTCTATTTTATTCCTACATTTTGCTGGAAGAAATGGCTTAAAATCAAGGTTTCCTGTTTCGATTGAGGAGGCTGCTAAGGAAGGCAAGTTCTAATAAAAAACCTTGGATTTACAGGGAAAAATGAACCTTTAAACAGAGAGGGGAATCGTCTTTTGACGGTTCCTCTTTTGTGGCTTTTGGGATATAGATGCGGTTTTGTCTACCATTTGTCAACCCTTTTTTGAGTGGTAGACAAATGATTATTCGATTTGATTTAAAATATCAATCGTATGTGCGGCCATGCGAGGGGTTGCATGGCTGTATATATCAAGAGTAACATCAATATGTTTGTGCCCTAATCTTTTCTGAACGTCTTTTATATCGGCACCGGCCTCCAGCAGCATAGTTGCATGAGTATGCCTGAGGGAATGGTAGTCAAAATCTTTAAAGCCAAGATTGTAATGAATCACACGGCAGCAGTGCTGCATAACTCTGGGTTGGATATAAGTACCATTTTCACGACAGTTTATCATATGAATAGGCTTTCCGCGTTCATCGGCATTCAGGACGCATTGATCGTCCACATAGAGTTGAGTATAATACTGTTCATAAAATTCTTTTGCTTTAACTTGGTGGTTGTATGTATTACGCAACAGACTGAGCATTTTTTCATCTAATTCAATCGTTCGGAAACTATCATATTTCGGATTACTGAAAACCCAAGCGCCGTTTACATTCTGAATTTGCTGATTGACACTCAAAGTGCTGTTCTCAAAATCAATATCGTCCCAGGTAAGCGCGAACGATTCCCCAAGCCGTAAACCGCATCGGTATGCAAGCTGTAGAGGGATATGGCAGGAATGCCCTTCCGGGAATCTGCCGATAATAATGCTCCATTCCTCAGCGGATATAGGAGTACGAATCTTTTTTCGTGTAGGTATCTGGGAAGTTGCCCTTTTGGGTGGCAATTTTGCGCTTTTGGCAGGATTGTATTTAATGAATTGCATAGGCTCTACGGCATAGTCAAGGGCACCTGTCAGAAGCCCTTTGAGCACGGATAGCGTATTTCGGCTATACCCTGCATTGAATTTATCATTTATGAATCCCTGTATAATGGCAGGGGTTAGAGATTTTAAATAATAGCTTCCAAGAATCGGAGTGATGTGGAGAGATACTTTTTTCTTATAATTCAAGTAGGTATCTATTTTGAGATTTGTTTTGCAATATTTTTCCAACCAAAGTTCATAGAAATCAGATACAGATATCTCAGATGGTACAAAGTGGGATCCGGCATTATCATACTCCGCCTTTGCCTGTGTTCCAGCGGCCAGAGCTTCCGCCTTAGTGCGGTATCCGCCCTTGCTGATGGAATTACGTTTGCCATTGATTCGTGCTCCCTCAAAAGACCACTCCCAGGTTGCTCCGCGCTTGCGTGTTCTTAATTGTCCCATAATCATTCCTCCTATTTGTTGCGACGTCGCACATTTTTGGGTATAAAAATACACCTGTACAGGTGTGTGGAGGTATGGTACAATGTAGGTGGTTAAGCTATATTGTATCAGACCTACGGGCCTGTACAGAATTTATCTAAAGCCGTTCCTGTTGGCGCAGGGGCGGTTTTTGTGTTATAAAGAACTATCTCCAAGTTGCATGACGGGCATGGAGAAGACCATTTTTAAATGTAATTCGTATACTGGACTCTGCATCTTGGGAATACCAACGCACTTGTAAATAGTCGTAGGTTTCACTTCCTATTTGTCTACGTTCAGTATTTCTAACTTCATGTTCTTTGCCTAAGATAGATATTACTTGATCGTAGGTCATGCCTTCTTGAAGCTGATTGTAGAGATCTTCTGAAGCGTATTTTCTTCCATCAATAGTCATGTCAATATATTTGCCGGTTGAATCATATAAACATCCATCGGTTGCTACGCCGGGCCAAGATGGTAATGTTCCGCCATTATCTATCCAATACCATGTACCACCTTCATCTTGAATCCATTCATTTTCAGCATACTCACCATTATCTTTTACATAGAACCAAAGATTATCATAAGTGTTAATGCTGCTGTCAGTTTCATGGGTATGTGTCCACGTCCCTGCTAAAACAGTATTGGCTAAAATGGTTGACATCATAAGCGTTGCTAAGAATAATTTTGTCTTTTTCATACCAATCTTCCTCTCTTCTTTTGGTTTTTATTAAACCGCCTTTGGCGTTTTAATAGAGTACTTTTCCGATCACTTTTCCCATACAGACTACGTTATCCCCTTCATGAATGGGAATATTTTTATACTTTTTGTTTCTGGAAATCAGTTCTTTTCCCCCTAATTCCTTAATAAAGGCATCCCCATTTACTATGAATACGCCAATATCGCCGATATGCATTTCCGCGTCCCGTTGCACCAGTGCAATATCCTCATGAGAGAAATCCGGTTCCATGCTGTCGCCGTTTACGTCAATGGCAAAGTCAGCTGCTTCATACTCTGGCAGATTGGGTAACTCTATTTCGTCCTCTGCCTCATTGCCAAGGATGAAAATACCCGATCCGGCAGATACTCCGGCACGGAAGTAGGGAAGGACAAGAATTTTGTTCTTTGGTTTAGGGTGAAATTCTATGATAGTTGTATGACTGGTATCTCTAGCGTTTAAATCCTGATAATCAGGTATTTTAGTTAATAATGTCACCTGCTCAATGGCCTTGTCTTTCCCTACGCTGTTTAGCAGAACAAAATTTTTAAGTAATTCGTTGGCTTTTTCAACTTCATATGGAGAGGATAATTTATAAGAAAAATTATCCAAAGCCTTTGTTGCACGTTCCATTACTGAGGGGAGCCTTTCTTTAAGGGCCTCCTGTTCCTCTTGGGTTAGAGAATAATCATTGTTCTGTAATTTAGCCAATGCAGAATTAAAAGGGCAATCATCGGGCTTTGTCGGAAAGTTTAGAGAACGGTATTCCATAGGGACATTCTGTCCGGATACCCATGAAGGATTTACTCTTAATGATTTTGCAATGGATTCTAATACAGGAATTTTCGGCTTACCTATTAAACCATTTTCGTATCGTTGTATAGTGGATTTTGTAACTCCAATATCATTTGCTACGTCGTCTAATGTACGATTACGCAAAGATCTGGCATATTTAATTCGTTCACCTATAAGTTTTACGTCCGTGTGACTCACCTCCTATGTATAATATAGCACAGTTTATTGCACTGTGCAATAGAAGAAATGAAAAATAATAAAAAAAGTTGCATAACGCTATTGACAACTAGGTTGCACAGTGCTACAATGCAGTAGAAAGGAGGGGAGACCATTGATAAATAGCAACAAATTAAAAGGACGCCTTGTTGAAAAAGGTTTGACGCAAAAAGATGTTGCAAATATTTTGGGAATCGCTCAACCAACGGTAAATCAAAAAATCAATAATGTTCGTCCAATGGATTTGAATGAAGCCGAAAAGTTAGCAGAATTATTAGATATTAAGCCGGAGGAATTTCAAATATATTTTTTTGGCTAATGGTTGCATAGCGCAACAAAAAAAGGAGGTTACACAAAATGCACGAGTTAATGATTTTTAATAATGAGGAGTTCGGCCAGATCAGAACGGTTGAGATCGATGAAAAGCCGTATTTCATGGCAAGTGATGTGGCAAAAGCGTTGGGATATACAAATCCTAATAAAGCAATCAATGACCATTGTAGGGCTATAACGAAACGTTCTACCCCTATCAGTGGTAAGATGCAAGATGTTAACTTTATTGGTGAAGGTGATATGTACCGTCTTATTACTCACAGTAAGCTGGAGTCCGCAGAACGCTTTGAAAGTTGGGTATTTGATGAAGTTCTTCCCACCCTCCGCAAGACCGGTTCCTATGAGATGCCTAATATGTCCACCGAGATGAAAGCCATTCTGATGATCGATCAGAAACAAGTCAAGATGGAGCAGCGTATGGATAGACTTGAGTACGACATCCCTCTGTACGGTTCTGAAGCAGATGAGCTTTCCAGTCATGTAAAACGCAAGGGCGTAGCCGTATTAGGAGGAAAGCAGTCGGAAGCTTATAAGGATACAGAAATCCGTTCCAAGGTGTACCGAGATATTTACGATCAGGTCAAGAGGGAGTTCGGAATTTACGATGATAGTGGCCGGCCCCAGTCATACAAAGCGCTGAAACGGAAGTACATAGCAGACGCCCATGAGCTGATTGACTGCTATGAGGTTCCCACTTATTTAGAGGAGCTGATTAGCGAAGCAAATTCTCAGATGAATTTAGGGATAGCGTAAGGGTGAGGAACTATTAAAAGAGACTGAGGACGGGAGGTGAGAGAGATGGTAGAAAAAAATAAACCGCATATCACTATGGTTTGGATAGCAATAGCGGTTATATCAATTAATCAGGCTGTTGGGGCGTATCAAGATTTTCAGATTCACCAGCAGTTGCGGAATCAGATTCAGCTGCTGCAGGAACAGCATTTGAATTTGTTGCAACACTTGAACATGAATCTGGAGACAACTTTGACTGAGATACTAAATAATCGTTGAGTGCAGATACAGAGTCATTAAGGCGATTCAACGATTCAGTGTAACTTTCGAACATAGCGGCTTCAGCTTGTGCAGAGGTATTTTGAGAAGATGCATCTATGTTGTGATAGTAGATGGTCAGCCACACGCTGAATAAAGCAATTATATTCGGTAATATACAACTTAAAAAGAACTCCAGCGTTATACGTCGTTTTGGAAGTGGGGTCTCAACGGTAAGAGGAATTTCTTGTGGATATTCATTCTCATGAATAGTCAAAGAGTATAAATATTCAGGCACTTCTACATATTCCTGATGAAATGAAATATTTTCCAATATCGAAGAAAAAGCAGTTGAGATATGGGAGCTAAAATTAACAAGGTTCTTCTGAATATCTTTTGTTAAATCTTGGATAACAGAGTCGTTAGCAGTTAAAGAATTAGCAATACTATTTGCAATTGATACATTCACAGAATACTGCATTTCATGAATAGGTATCAGCAAAGTATTTAACATATCTTGCATTCGAGTGGTTAAGATTGCCTGTGGATACATGGCAGAAGCAAGTATACTTTGCATTTGTGAAATGGATTGAATTATGGGGGAGTAGGCAGCGGTCAAATCCACATTCATTTTTTCTAAAGAATTTTGAAATGCGGAAATTGCGGCTATGAGAGATTGGTAATCTGTGTTCATAATAATGCCCTTTCTTTTGTACTTGGCCTGGCGGGGCCTGTGAGTACAGTATAGGGCAGAGGGGAAGAAATGACAAGGGAGGTGAAAAAAGATGGTAGCACCCTATCAACCATTATATACGGTCAAGGAAGCGTCCCAGGTTTTACGGGTCAATACCTCAAAGGTATATGAACTGATAAACACCGGACAGCTGCCGTACCTGTTATTAGGGCAGAAAAAGATCCGGGGTTCGGATCTGGAACAATTTATAGAGAAGTATCCGGTGGCACAGCCGGAAGAAGGAGGGAATCATGCAATCAGAAGTAATTAAGTATCAGCCCCCAGTGGAGGGCGTTGTAGTTACTCAGGAAGAGGAACAGCAGATCCTGAAGCTGGGCCGGATCATGAGGGAACAGCTGGATCAGAGCCATAAGGATGTGCGCCTGTTTGGCAGACTGTCTACGGTGATGGCGTTCCTGCTGGGGATGGAATCAGCGGTGCTGTTTTTGATGGCCGCCGGAATCATAGCACTGTGAGAGGAGATAAAATGTATGAATCAGAGATTGAAGCGTAAGATCGAGAAGCGCAGGAGACAGCAGATCTGTGAGGCGCTGGATCTGTGTTTGCAGATCAATGGGCTGCAGGAAAGCAAGAAGGAGCTTACAGGAAACCATCCCACAGCGATTATGCATTTTTGGGGACATATCGGCATGGTAGATGGGGATTTTTATGCATCTGGATGGAGCAGAGAGGCAGTTGTTACCCGACATTTTGAGGAGCGGCTGGACAGGCCTGGGAAAATGGATCAGATCCTTTGTGAACTCAGGCAACTGAAAAAGGACCTGCACAGCGGCAACTGTGTTAGGTCCGGAAACTAAAAATCAACACCCTCTATTATGAGGGAGAACCGAGGGAAAATCAAGATGGCAAACCGAAAAAACGATGTTTTTTGCGCAGACAACCAGTATGAGGAAGCCCTGATGCTTATGGGGCGGGTCAATGCGCTGGCTGGAATCATTAAGGCAAGCAGGTATACGATGATCGAATGTGAGACTGTGGCGGCAGTATTGGGGTTCGATTTGGGTGCTGAATGCGACGAGAAGAAGGAGAAAGAATGTACTACAAAGGAATAGGCCCTGAGGCTGGGACGATCGTAGAAGAAGATCAGGCATATCAGTACGCCTTGGAACGGTGTGCAAATGCCACTCTGGAAGAGAAGCAGGAGTTTGTGGACTGGTATTATTCCGGGAATTGGGCTGAAATGGAGGACTGGGAAAAATGAAAAAATTCAGAACGTTGAGGGCAGATGAGATTGATTGCAGGGTAGCCACAGTAACAGAGAAAGGCATCACCCTTTTGCTGTATAAGGACGCCCGATGTGATATGAATATCCTGGACGAAGCTGTGGGGGCGGAAAATTGGCAGCGCCACCATTCCAGAGATAATGCAAACTGTACAGTAGCTATCTGGGACGATAGCAAGAATCAGTGGATCGAGAAAGAAGATACAGGTACAGAGAGCAACACAGAAAAAGAAAAGGGATTAGCTTCTGATTCTTTTAAGCGGGCCTGCTTTAATTGGGGAATCGGCCGGGAGCTGTATACAGCGCCGTTTATTTGGATCCCATCCGGGAAATGCAAGATTGAGAAGGCAGAAGGTAGCGGAAGAGCAAGATTCACCTGCCGAGATCGGTTTTCAGTGAGCCAGATTGGCTATGACGCTGAAAATAATATTAATGCATTGGTAATTAAGTGTAAGAATAAGGTGGTTTTTACGATGGGGCAGCTTGAACCAGATGAAAATGCAGAGGTCTCAGAAGCGCAGGGGACGATACTGGTAGAAACAGCGCATATCAATACGCTGTATCTGGAATTATCCAGAACGGGAGTGGGCTTAAAAGGGATTCTAAAGAATTATGGTTTGAATAATATTCACGAGATGAATATAGACCAGTTCCGGGACGCAATGGATGTTTTGAAGGGAAAGCAGGATAAGCCAATAGACCCTGCCACAATTCCTCCGGAAAATGGGGCCGATGGACTTCCGTGGAATAATCCGGAAAGGCAGTAGTTTATGGAATTTACAGGGAGGTTTGTAGGCGGCCTACGTATTGATCTGGAATCCCACAGAATAGAACTGACAGTGCAGTGTGACCGGGATGATATCGGCCCGGAATGGGATGATTTAAGAAAAAATGAAAAGCTGGCTTTTACTGTGAAACCATGGAAGAAGAAACGCAGTTTGGATGCAAATGCTTATTACTGGCAGCTGGTGACAAAACTGGCGGACAAGCTCAACATTTCCAAGCCGTACCTGCACAACATACTCTTGAGGCGGCACGGTCGTCCGGAGGTCATTGACGGGCAGATGGTATTTCTGGTTCTTCCAGATAGCGAGGAAGGGACTAAAAAGGCGGATGAAGCTGAGACCTACCATATCCGACCTACGTCAGAAGTAAAGACAGGGAAGGACGGGAAACTGTACCGTACATATGTAATGCTGCGTGGATCAAGCACCTATGATACCGCAGAAATGTCTGCATTGATTGACGGGCTGGTGTCAGAGTGTAAGGAACAAGGGATTGAAACAATCCCGCCTCAAGAGCTGGAACGTATGATGGAAATGTATGAGAAGAACTGGAGGAAACGCCATGAAGAAACTGCATAGTGTACTTACAGATGATCTGCACCACTGTATTATCACAGGGGACTGCAATATTGCTATCCACCATGTATTTAATGGGCCGAACCGGCCTTTATCAGAGAAATACGGTTTTCTGGTCCCGCTGCGTCCAGATTGGCACAATATGGCTCCTTACAGTGTGCATATGGATCAGAAGTTTGATGAGTCATTAAAACGTAAGGCTCAGAAATATTATGAGGAGCATTATGGAAGCCGGGGAGATTTCCGGCAAGAATTTGGAAAGAGTTACCTCTGATGGCAGGATAATATGTCACGATATTAAATGTCATTTGGTTATAAAAGTCCTAAGACCGGCATGGCTGACCGTCCGCCGGTCGGGAAGGAGGCACATGGGAAGATCACAAAGAGAAAAAGGCAAGCGTGGGGAACGTGAGCTGGCAGGGCTTTTGAGGGAGTACGGTTATGACTGCCGCAGAGGCCAGCAGTACTGCGGGGCCTCCGGTGATGCGGACGTGGTAGGACTCCCGGGTATCCATATAGAGTGCAAGCGGGTGGAGCGCCTGAATCTTTTAGATGCGGTATCACAGGCAGTCAGAGACGCCGCTAAGGGGCTTCTTCCGGCGGTGTTCCATCGGAGAGACCGCTGCGAATGGCTGGTGACGATGCGGTTCGTGGACTGGATAGAGTTATACAGGGACGCTCAGGCCTGGAGGGAATTAAAAGCGAAAGAGAGGTAGGTGACAGCCTACATGGAGATCAATTATCTGGCAGAGATCATAGCCTTCGAACGATGGCTCGAAACTAACTACTTACCGATCCCGTCGCAGTTGTTATGGTACAAGATGATGAACTATTTCAACCGGAGCGGGTGGAGCGAGTGGGTTATAGTAGATAACCTGAGATTGATGGCAGCCATGTCAATGGGTCGAGAAGCCACATTCATCAAGGCGAGGGACGAACTCATAAAGGCTGGCCGTATCATCTACCAGAAGGGCAGAAAAGGAAGCCCTAATAAATACAAAATGGTGTATTTCACTTTCAAAAACGTAGTAAAAAGTGAAGTATATAGCGAAGTAAAAAGCGAAGTATTTCCCGTAGTAGAAAGCGAAGTACAAAGCGCAGACATATATAAACATAAACAAAAACAAAATAAAAAGAGTACCTCTGAAGAGGTACCAGAAAAGCCGGACGACTTTTCCTCCCAGATCACCACGATTCGAGAATTATATAATTCCGTTTGCGGGTCGTATCCCCGCCTGGTGAAGCTGTCGGAAGCGAGGAAGAAGGCGATCCGTGCGAGACTGAGGGCAGGATATACCGTTGAGGACTTCCGTCGGCTTTTTGAGACTGCGGAGGAAAGTGACTTTTTGAAGGGCAAAAACCGCAGGAACTGGTCAGCTACGTTTGACTGGCTGATTGCTGATGCCAATATGGCAAAGGTGCTGGATGGGAACTACCGGAACCCGACAGAGGGGAAACCTGCCTGCGAAAAGACTCCCGGTCCATCGTCCAACCGGTTCCACAACTTTGAACAAAGGGATGTGGACTATGATGCGATCATGATGGAGCGGACGAGGGAGTTTTTGAGAGAGGGGGAGACAGATGGAAGATGAGAATACCATGGTTCCTGAGACAGGAACCATTGACCATACAGGCCCGGAGTGGTACCAGATGGAGATCCCGCTGGATGAGATCGGGCGGTATATACATACAGACCTTAAGACGGCCGCCAGAAGTGTGATATCCATCGGGTACTGGCTGATGTATGTGCGGGATCGTAATCAGTTCCAGGAATACGGATACAGCGATATCAATGAGTATGCTGCCAGGCAGTTCGGTTTCAGCCGGTCAACCACCAAACGCTATATAGACCGGTGCATCCGGTTTTCCAAGGGAGGCAACAGCCCCATACTGGATGACCGGTACAGGGATTTCAGCAAAGCACAGCTTCAGGAGATGCTTGGGCTTGATGATGAGCAGTTGGAGCAGGTAACTCCAGATATGACCGTGCGCCAGATCCGAGCCATGAAACAGCCTAAGGAAATCCCATATGTGGAGCTTCCGGGGCAGATCAGTATTACAGACTTTCCGGGGATTGAGCCGGAGGCCGCTCCAGATGTGACGGATGTACCGCCGGAACCAGAAAGAGCAGCTATGCAGAGCTGTGAGATATCGGTGGAGGACCTTATGGAGCCTCTGTCAGTGGAAAGCGTTGCGACGTCGCAACAGGAAAACCGTCTGGTCCCTCAGCTATCGGCCTATGGGACACCCAAACGGGAATACCCGGCAGACAGTCTGATCGTAACAGAAGGATGTGAGGGAGGTCATTGCTGTGATTCCTGCGCTATGGAGTGTGGAATCCGGCAAAAAGACCGGTGGTGCGTAGAGGCACCTTGCGGGAATCCATTTCCGTGCGAGATTAGAGATCTGGATGAGATCCGGGAACTTGTAAGGGATGATTGCGAGTTCGTGAACCACGATCTGGCCTACCACCGGGCCGGAGACGGGGAGCCAAGCCCATGCTGTAAGCATTGCAAGAATCCTTGCGAATATATTTGCGGGCGGGCTATGAGGGCGTTGGATCAGGAACTGACTGCTGCGGAAGTGCAGCAGAATGAAGAAATCCGCTGCGAAAATAGCAGCGGGGAAGAAATAGAGGAAGTTGCGACGTCGCAACCGGAGGAGGCCGCTGAGCCTACAGATATGGAACTACTCCGAGAGATGTTAGGGAAGGAGAAGAAGTATCTGGAGGAAATGATAAAGGTTGATGCAGTGGAAGGATTCCCGAAAAAGTTGCTCCAGAAGAAGAAAATACTGGTGGCAGCCCTTGCAGGTATGCTGTGCGACCTGGAAATGCCGGAACAGGAAGAACAACGGCCAGAACTCCCTATCATGAAGAACAACGATCAGCGTAAGGAATGGCTTAGGGATTATAAATCATGGGGTCTGTGGTATACAGATGAGCATATCGGGGCCAGGTATTACAAGTATGATTTTGACAACGGGGCACGGTTGATCGCAGAGGTATACACACAGCATAATGAATTTATCGGTCAGGATTATGAATCCTCATACCTGCATCTGGTCGGCGGACCGGAGCCTGAAAAGCATCCTACTGGGGCCTATGGAAGATGGCAGCGTCATGAGACATACAGTCGGTATCCGGATAGCGAGACGGAGCTGGTGGAGTTTTTGAAGGCATTGCAGAAAGGAAAATAGATATGGCTAAGATATGGATGCAGGGCAAAGAAATGTTTATGTGCCCGGTATGTGAGAATGAGAGGATTGAGCCGGGGCAGAAATACTGCCAGATATGCGGTGAGGCACTTGAGTGGGAGGAGGAAGGCGAGAATGAAGAGATTAACACAGAAAGATGAGCAGGGAAATTGGTGCTTGAAGGGTGTGTCATGGGAACAGCTGCATGAAGGACAGGTAATCACCAAGTCTTTACGGGAGCGGCTGTATGGAGCTCTCTGGAAGCTGATGGAGTACGAGGATACCGGGCTGACACCGGAAGAAATCGAACGGCTTAAGGAGCAGCACCGCTGGATTCCCGTGGAGGAGAGGTTGCCGGTGCAGGGAGAACCAGTTTGGGCGACTATAAAACACTCTGAATGGATCAACGATTATGACACTGATTGGCTTCCGGAAGAAGAGAAGAAATATCATCCAGAAAGCTACGGTGTGTATAAGGCGGAATATATAGGCGGAGGGATCTGGCAGTATTCGGATGATTATAACGAATGGATATACTGTGATGCAGTGGAGAAAGAGGAAAGGAATTTGGCAAATGTGTATGACACAGTGACCGCCTGGATGCCACTGCCGGAGCCGTACCGGAAGGAGGAGTGAGTTATGGATTATGGTTATTATAACATGGACTGCATGGAGGGCATGAAACAATTCCCAGATAAGTATTTCGATATTGCTATCACGGATCCTCCTTACTTTTCCGGCCCGGAACGCAGAGGGTATTATGGTCGGAAAGTAAGTCCGATAGGCGTACAGAGGCACTACGAACCCTCAGAAAACTGGGAAGTACCAGGAGAAGATTACTTCCGTGAACTGGAACGTGTTTCCAAACATCAGATCATATGGGGCTGTAATTATTTTGACTGGAATTTTCCAACGGGAAGGATCGTATGGGACAAGTGCAATGGCTCCAACAGTTTCTCGGATTGTGAGATAGCCTCCTGCAGTCTGCATGATTCTGTCCGCCTGTTCCGGTATATGTGGAATGGGATGATGCAGGGAAAGAGCATCGAAGAGGGCTGGATCCAGCAGGGAAATAAGAAGCTTAACGAGAAACGGATCCACCCAACCCAGAAGCCAGTTAATCTCTACCGCTGGCTGGTCCAGAAATATGTACAGCCGGGATGGAAGGTACTGGATACCCATGTAGGGAGTGCCAGCAGCCTAATCGCATATGAGGAAGCAGGGATTCCGTATGTTGGATTTGAGATTGATCCTAAGCGGTATGAGCTGTCGAAACAGAGGCTTGAAGAGCATAGGGCACAGCTGACATTACATGGTTTGGGGATGGTTTAAGATCCAGTTGTAGTAAACAGTTGTGGTATTAAACAGATAGTTGTTGTATCGAGTTAAAACGAATTAAAGTCGAGTTAAATTGACATTTAGAGGAGAAAACATAATGTACAAGAATCATGAAGGATATCCAGATCCAGCCGCAGGAGCTGCGATCCGGGAAGCGGACAGGCCGCCGGAAGATTACCACAAAGCCGTCCGCATGATGCTCTTCACCGCGAAGTGTATGGGCTACCATGTGGAGGATACGATCAGGTTAAGAGACGAGAAAACAGGGAGGTTGTGGCCGTGAATGTACTTAAGGGCGTGGTAATTATTCTGTGGGCCATAACAGGGACGGTCAATCTGATACGGCATAACATTGACCGTTGGGATTACCTTATGGTCTGGGGCTCTCTGATGGCGGTGCTGATGATTTGGAGGTGATGTTATGCCGGGGCCAGTATATTATGACCTGTATGATTGCGGGAAGCTTGTGGGGCGGTACAGTGGCATTGAGCTGCAAAAGAGATTCGGCTGGAAATGTAGGCCTCAGGTCGACAAGTACAGCGACATGGGAATCCTGTACCAGAAGCGGTACCTGATTGTCCGAGTGGATATGGAAACCTGGGCGGATGAGTGGAATGAGGCCAGACAGAGGATTTTGAGGGCGAGGAGGTGATACCGTTGGACAAGCAGATTTTGGAGCAGTACATAGATGCCTGCGAGCTGATTAAGGATACCAAGGATGAGATCCGGAAGTTGAGGAAGCACCGGAGCCAGATCCAGCAGGACAGCGTTAAGGGATCGTCGCATGAGTTCCCTTACACCTTACAGACCTATCATTTGGAGGGGCTTGGATATGCAGCTGTTAAGGATCCGGATGAGCTGGAACGTATGGAAGTGCTGCTGGAGGAGCGGATCCGGAACGCAGAGAAGATTAAGCGTCAGGTGGAAGCATGGCTTAATACAATCTCACCCAGAATGCAGCGGATTATCCGGTATAGGATATTTGAGGAATTGACTTGGGCGCAGGTAGCTGTGAAGATGGGGCGGAAGGCTACAGAAGCAAGTGTAAAAATGGAATTTCAAAGATTTATGTCTGCGGCATAAAGTTTGTTACGAATGTTACCAATGTTACGAATCAAAATGTTATAGTGTACCATGAAGCCAAAGGCATAACGCCGACGGCTTACACTTAAATCGACGGTCGCCAGGGTGCTACAGCCGGGCGGCCGGTTCGTCTGGCTCTGGTTCCATCCCAGGGCTGGACGCCCCCTTCTTCGGATCCTTAGCTCAGTCGGTAGAGCAGGTGGCTGTTAACCACCGTGTCCCAGGTTCGATTCCTGTAGGATCCGTTGCCTGGTTTAGGGATCTCCACCCAGACGTTCCAGGTACAGAGAGACATCCTTGAGAGAGGGTGTCTTTTTATTATATTAAGTTATTTTACAAAACAGAGCGTATGTTCTGTGATGACAAATCAACAAAATAGCGCTCCAAACTTTGGCAAGATTTTCCTTTTCAATGTGTGATATAATGTAGAAAAATGTCGGATTGGAGAGTGCGATATGTTTGATAAAATTTCGCCTTTGGAATTGATGCAGTTTTTAGTTACCCCTCGTGGATCTAAAAAGGATTTTGAAGATGCTGTTGAATACTTAAAAGAGGAATATGAAAACGATGCAGAAATGCCGCCATTGATAAAGGCGATGAAAATTAGTAAAGTTAGAAGGGAATTAAAAGAATTCACAAATATGCATGATATTATTCAGCATGCTATTAGTTTTGGAATGTCTTATGAGAATATGAACCAGGGATTCTTAGATGATGATTGGTGTGCATTCTTTTTAGACAAAGCTAAAAATATTTGCCGCGATGATGCTAAAATATTATGGGGGAAATTATTATCAGAAGAAAGTAAAAATAATGGGTGTATTCCAAAACAATTGGTTCATATATTGAGCATAATGAGTGCTGATGATGCGGCTGATTTTGATAATGTATGTAAATTTGCGGTTAATAGAATATTCGATTACGGCTTAGGAAAGGGAATGTTAATAATTGCGGCAGATGAAAGTACGGAAATTCTCAAAAGTGTAAGAGTGTCGTATCAGAAATTGAATGATTTACAATCGTTAGGATTGTTAAAAGTAAATGCGATAGATGACAGATTGATTCTTAAAAACTGGCATTTGGAACAAGCG